TCTGTGTCTGGGGTATCGGTTGATACAACAGCTGGAGACCTTCTCACGACGGAAATTCGTCTGAGTATCTTAACGAGTTGGAGTTAATATGACCGATCTAACACCTGAGGATTTGGCTTTTCTTAAAAAGATTGGTCAAATCGAATCCACCCCAAAGGCATCAGCCAAGAAAGACGAGGAATAAATAATGAGCATTTTTCTTAACAACACAGTTGGTTTTAAGATTAACTCTGTTGACCTATCAGATCACGTTACAGCATTTTCACTTAACCGCCAAGCAGATCAATTAGAAGTTACTGCAATGGGAGACACAGCCCACAAATTCGTAACCGGACTTTCAGCTGACACCATCACAGTAACTTTTCTAAATGATGATGCAGCATCAGGCGCAGGTTCAGTAAGGGCAACACTACAAGGTGCATACGGCACAACCGTAGAGTTCAAGGCAGTTCAAGTAAAGGGTGCAACAACAACAATTTCATCAACAAACCCTCTTTACACAGGCACAATTCTTATTGACAACTTAACTGACATTAACGGCGCAGTCGGAGACGAAGCAACATTCGACATCACCTTTACATGCAACAGCAAGACAGTAGTAGCAACAACAGGCACATACTAAACAACTAAAAGAAAAGGGCTAAAATGGCAAAGTTAAGAATAGTAAGGGTGGATGGTAGCGATAGCACTCACCAAATCACACCAGCAATAGAGTTCGCATTTGAAGCATATGCAAAGAAAGGTTTACACAAAGCCTTCCGTGAAGATGAGAAGCAGACTGACGTATATTGGTTAGCCTGGGAGTGCATCCGTAGATCGGGAGAAACTGTTAAGCCTTTTGGCGCAGATTTCTTAGATACGCTTGTGCGTGTGGAAGTTCTTGATGATGACCCTTTGGACTAACTAGGGATTCCCTTCACTACCTCATTGCACGAATGAGCCTAGAGACGGGAATTCCTGCACAATCTTTTATAGATATGGATGTGCGAATGTTCAAGACTTATTTGATGGCTATGAAAGATAGGGCAAAGGAGATGAAAAATGGCAACGCAGGTAAAAGGCGTTAAAGAACTCCGATATGCCCTGCGTAACTTCGAGCCAGACCTAGCCAAAGAATTACAAACTGAAATGGCTTTGGCTTTGAAACCTATTGTGCAAAAAGCACGTGGATTTATTCCTTCAGACTTTACTCCGTCTCATTGGCGAGGCAGTTCAAAAACAGGCAAATGGCCTGTATACAACGCTGCACTTATGCGTAAAGGTATTGGCTATAAAACAACACCTTCTAAACCTAATCGTCGTGGCTTTTCTTATGCAGCTTCTATCAACAACAAAACTGCTTCCGGTGCTATCTTTGAAACCGCAGGCCGCAAGAATCCTAACGGTATGCAGAAAGCACCTAAAGGCACACCTAGAACAAATAAAAACTTTAGCCATTCAAATAACCCACAAGCCGGTTCTCAATTCATTAGAGCATTAGAGAACGCTAGTCCAATGGCACAGGGCAATACTCGTTCAGGATCAGGTCGACGTGGCCGTTATATGAAAGGCCGTTTGATTTTTCGTGCATGGGCTGAAGATCAAGGCAAGGCAAATGCCGCAGTAATGAAAGCCTTACAAAATGCAGCTCTTAGGTTTAATTCAAGGAGAAGTTACTAATGGCAAATGTAGATTTAGGAATTGGCATTGGTGCGGAATACAAAGGCCGCCCCGCCTTTAATAAGGCTAGCCAAGATGTTTTTGGTTTAACTAAAGCCGTAAAAAATTTAGCGGCTGGTTATGTTGGCTTAGCAGGCGTGCAAAAAGCATATAATCTGGGTCAACAATCATTTAAAGCATTTGTAGAAGATGACGCAGCAGCAGCACAACTAACTAAAACTTTATCAAACTTAGGTTTAGCCTTTAATAGTGTTGATGTTGAAAATTATATAAGCAAGACTCAACAAGCCACAGGCGTGCTAGATGATTTATTGCGCCCTGCTTTTCAATCTTTACTCATCGCGACACGCGATTATGCTGAAGCACAGAAACTTCTTAACCTTTCGTTAGACATCTCAGCTGGAACAGGAAAAGATGTAGCCGCAGTTAGCGCGGCATTAAGCAAGGCTTATTTAGGAAATTACACTTCGCTTACCAGGCTTGGTGGCGGTATTACTAAAGCAACCGTTGCATCTGGTAATCTAGATGAAATTATCAGCAGTCTAAGCGATAACTTCAAAGGCGATGCGTTAGCAGCCGTTCAAACCTACAAAGGCCAATTAGACCTTCTTAAAGTGTCATCTGAAAACGCTAAGGAAACTATTGGTGAAGGTTTGGCTATTGCTTTGTCTAATCTTTCAGATGATAACATTGTAAATTTAAGCGATGCTATGGATAACTTTTCTACATCTATTGCTGAGGTAATCGTAGGCATTAGCGTAATGATTGAAAAGATTAAGTCCATCCCAGGTGCTAATTTGCTGAAAGGTTTATTTAGTTTACAGTCTATTCCAGTGGTCGGTTCTTACCTAGAATTCTTTAGAAATGCAGGTAAGGCTGAAATTGAGTCAGTTCGCAATTCTAAAAAGATTGTTGAAAATACCAAGCAAACAGGCAAAGTAACAAAAACCATAGTCTCGAACACTAAGAAATTAACAGATGAACAGAAAAAACAATTAGCGTTAAAAAAGGCTCAGGCAGTCCTTGATTCTGCTTCCAAAGTTTTGGACATGGACTTAATTCAAAATACAGCAGCCCTTCAAGGCAAAGTAACTGAAGATGAAACTTTACGCCTTAAACTACAACGCGAAATTCTGTTAGGCAATTCAGATGCGGCAGCCAAGTTATCCCAAGAACTTTTATCAGTTCAACTAGCTGCAATGATGGCTGCAAGTGTTGATCCATTTGGTCAATACGCCAAGTCAGCCATAGAAGCAATGAAGGCTTTATTAGACTTACGCAATGCTTTAGGCAGTCTAGGCGCACCACAGGTAATTAGCGGTGCGGAATTACTAGCCCAAGACTATGCAGCTGCTCTGGCAGATGCCAATGACCCACAATTCAACTTTACTCCTGATGGATCAGCAGGCGGTTATGTGGATGATATTTTTAGGAGAAATCCAAGCACAGGCGCACCAATGAATGTGGTTGTTTCTATTGACCCTACCGCAGCGCAATATGGCATATCCGCAGCAGTTGTAAACAATGCGTCAAACGGCAACTCTAATGATTTCCGTAGGACTGGCACAGGCTTCTAGTGTCCTATCCGGTAACTGTTGGTGTCCAGTTTGACTTCTCTAACGGGCCAGTGTTTGGTATTGCCTTTACGATTGGTGATCCTGATAACGGCATCTTAGGTGTTAACGTATTGGCAGACTCAGCATCTGATGTTGTGGACATATCCTCACAAGTCGGCAAGATAAGCATTAGACGTGGCTACAACCTATTGCAAGATCAGTTTCAGGCTGGCACAGCAAGCATAAGAGTTTATGATCCCAATGGCGATTGGAATCCACAAAACTCTGCATCTCCTTACTTTGGCAAGTTAGTTCCCTTGCGCAAGATGCGTGTAACTGGTGACGGCGTATATCTATTCTCAGGCTACACAACAGGTTATAACTACACTTACCCTAAAGACCAAGATATTGGCTTTGTAGATATTGAGTGCAGCGATGCTTTCCGGTTGTTTAACATGGCCAACATAACCACAGTTACAAGCAGTTCAGCAGGGCAGACAACAGGCGCACGCATAGATGACATCCTCGACACAGTATCTTGGCCTGCTTCAATGCGAGACATAAATACCGGAGACTCGACAGTTCAGGCAGACCCTGGCACAGCTCGCACTTCTCTCAATGCCATTAAAAATGTTGAATTTAGTGAGCAAGGCGCGTTCTATGTAAGCCCTGGCGGTAACGCAGTATTTGACGAGCGCAGTTTTATCATTTCTAAGTCTGGTCAAAACCCTACAACCTTTGCCAATGACGGCTCAGGCATAGGCTATAAGAACATAGTCTTTGCCTTTGATGACAAGTTAATTATTAACCAGGCTTCCATTACACGCACAGGCGGCACAGCACAGACTGCCAGTAATGCAGCCTCGATAGATAAGTATTTCCCACACTCAGTAAACTATTCTGATTTAGTAGTTCAGACAGACGCGGAAGCCTTAAACATAGCCAGAACCTATGTAGCGACACGCGCAGAAACAACTATCCGTATTGACGCTTTAACTCTTGATCTAAACACTCCTTCCTATACAGCAGGCATTAACGCTGCTTTAAACCTAGATTTCTTTGACACAATGGCCATAACCAACGTGGCGCAAGATGGCACTACTATCCAAAAAACCTTGCAATGTATGGGCATCCAGCACGAGATAACACCAAACAGTTGGAATACAACCTTTACAACATCAGAACCAATAGTTGATGGCTTCATCATAGGCAGTTCTTTATACGGTATAATCGGCACGTCAGTAATGACATATTAAGGGGTAATAAATGGCAACAGGATTTCCAGCAAGCACCGGAGACGTTCTCTCAGCTGCAATGTATAATGGCCTTGTAACGTTTGACGTTGAAACCGACAAGACAGATGACTATACGCTAGTCCTCAATGACAGTTACCAAAATCTTGTGCCTATGAACAAGGCCACAGCAGTAGCCCTAAAAATTCCTACTAACGCCACAGCTGCTATTCCTGTTGGCACAGTCATTACAGTATTAAACAAAGGCGCAGGAACAGTGACAATCAGCGCAGTTACTCCTGGCACAACCACAGTTTTATCTGCCGGCACAACAGCGGCATCTCCTACTCTTGCACAATACAAATCTGCTGCTTGCATTAAAACTGCAACAGATACTTGGTATGTAGTTGGTGCAATCGCATAATGATCGGCAACGCAATCGCAGGGTGTTTAGCACCTACAACACTTATAGCACCTTCCGCAGTTGATTATTTAGTAGTCGCTGGCGGCGGTGCTGGTGGATATTGGTCAGGCGGCGGCGGTGGTGCAGGTGGTTTTAGAACTGCAACATCTTTCAGTATAAGCGGTTCATTCACAGTAACCGTTGGGGCTGGTGGAACTGGCACAACAGGAAACGGCACAAACGGAAATGACAGCGTTTTATCTTCAATAACTTCTACTGGTGGTGGTCGTGGCGGTGGTAACGGCAGCGGAGTTACTGCTGCTGGTGCTAGCGGTGGTTCGGGTGGTGGCCCTGGTGGTTTTACTGACGCAGCCGTTGGTAGTGGAAACACACCATCTACTTCTCCTTCACAAGGAAACAACGGCGGCAAAGATGTTGACCCTGCAAATGCCGACCCTTCTTATGGTGGTGGTTCTGGTGGTGGTGCAAGTGCAGTTGGAACTCGCGCAACTAACACAACTGGCGGTGTAGGCGGTAATGGCACAGCTAATTCATATTCCGGATCATCAGTAACTTACGCTGGTGGTGGTGGTGGTGGAGTTAACACCACAACTTCAAGCGGTGGTTCGGGTGGAACTGGCGGTGGTGGTGCTGGTAGCAATAACGCAGTAGGCGTTGCTGGCACAGTAAATCTTGGTGGCGGCGGTGGTGGTGGTTGCGGTAACGGTGCAGGTGGAGGAACTCAACGCGCTGGTGGTAATGGCGGTTCAGGAATTGTTATTTTTCGTTACCCAGACAATCAAACTGATTTAACTTCTATTGGCGGTGGCTTGACCTACACACGAACAGTTACTGGTGGTTACAAGATTTACCAATTTACAGCTGGAACAGGAACGGTAACTATCTAATGGCTCACTATGCGTTCTTAGATGAAAACAACATAGTTACTGAGGTTATACCTGGTAAAGATGAAACTGAACTAATTGAAGGTTTAGACCCTGAAACTTGGTATGGAAACTACCGAGGACAAGTCTGCAAGCGCACTTCTTACAATGCTGCAACAAACGGTTTTAGAAAAAATTATGCTGGAATTGGTTTTACCTATGATGCTGCTAGAGATGCTTTTATTGCACCAGAACCAGCAGAACAAATTGGATTCGATGAGGAAACTTGTCGCTGGATAGTTCCGGAGATTGAACTTGAAACCGCGCCTAAGTAAAAGCGTTATACAGCTGCGTGAGCAAATAGACGATGCCTATCCGAACCGCGACCGTAGAACTGACGGCACTGTCGGAGACTCTAAGCATGACAGTAAATCAGACCATACGCCTGATGTTGCTGGCTGGGTTCGTGCCCTTGACATTGACGCAGACCTTACAGACCACAAATCTGAAAGTATCTACCTGGCGGATCAACTTCGTGCATATGCGAAGTCTGACCCTGCTAAACGAATTTCTTATGTCATTCACAATAAGAAGATTGCTAGCCGAATCCTTAATTGGAAATGGCGTGCATACAAAGGAATTAACCCACACACCAGCCATATCCATATCTCATTCAATAAGGGCAAGGCTGACTATAATGAAACTTTTTTTGAAATACCTATGCTAGGGGGAACAAAATGAAACATCCACTATTCCTAATGTCAGGTGCGTTCTTAGCTGCTTGGGCAGCAAGTAACTTTGCACTTGATTACCGGGCTGTGTTATGGGCAATCCTCGCAGGCGTATTTGGATACGCAACTCCTAAAAAGTAATGCAAGCGCAAGACTATGCTGCCTTAATTGTTAGCCTAGTAACTATTGTTGCTGCGTTTGTGGCATCTGTCCGGTGGCTAGTTAAGCACTACTTAAGTGAATTAAAAACTAATGGTGGCTCATCTCTACGCGATCAAGTTAATAGATTAGAAGTGCGTGTTGATACTATTATTGAGATGTTAGATAGGTAACACTTATACTATGGCACGCAGAAAAGTTATAGACGTAACTGACTATTCAGCTCTTGACCAATACTGCATTGGCCTAAATGAGTATTACAAATCATTACGTCGCAGCGGTTTTAGCGTAGATCATGCGCTTTATTTAATAACTGCGCCACAGACTTACCCTGCAACTATCTTGCCCACGCCCAATTGGTTACCAGATCAACCTGGTTACTACGAGGATGACGAGGACTAATCTTGAAAATCGTAGTGATAAGTGACTTACAAGTTCCCTTTCACCACCCAAGAGCAGTAGCCAACGTTGCAGCATTTATCCGCAAATTTAAACCCGATGAAGTTCTTTGCGTTGGCGATGAGATTGACTTTCAAACTATTAGCCGTTGGAGTTCAGGTTTTGATGAACACTCGAAAACAATCGGCAAAGACCGAGACATGTGCGTCAATGTCATGTATGACTTGCAGATCACACAACTCTCAAGAAGCAACCACGGCGCAAGGCTATTTAACGCCCTTTCTACTCGACTGCCTGGACTAATAGGCGCACCAGAGTTAGAGATTGAGAACTTTCTACGCCTTCCCGACTTAGGCATTACCTATCACAAGCAGCCTTACCAGATACCAAGGACAAATTGGATTATGGTGCATGGCGATGAGCAGAGCATAAAGCCACAAGGGGGCATAACAGCCTTAGAAGCCGCCAAACGACATGGAAAAAGCGTAGTTTGTGGACATACACACAGGCAAGGAATATCCTCTTATACGCAATCCTCGGGCGGTTTAGAGGTATCTCGATTAACAGGCTTTGAAGTAGGGCATATGATGGACACCAAGCAGGCTTACTACACCAAAGGCACCTTTAACTGGCAGGCTGGCTTTGGCGTTATGTATACAGATCGTAAGCGTGTTGTGCCTATTGCCGTTCCTATTGAGAAGGATGGTTCTTTCCAATTTGAGGGCAAAGTCTATGGCTGAATCCTGTTGTGGCGAAGAATGGCTAGGTTTTGAGGAAGATTTCGTTATCAAATTGTTATCAAAATATGCTTGCATGAGGTTGAAATAAGCGTATAAGTAGTTCACACTTAACTTAATCCACAAGAGATGTGGACAAGTTAGGGGCTACAAAATGGAAGAACTAAACGCCTTATCCCTGTTGTGTGCATTGACTATGCCACCATTAGCTGCGTTTGCTGCTTACTGGGCAGGATTTAATAGAGGCAAGCGCGAGGGCTATGTAATTGGCCGCAATCTTTTGCGCGTTCCGGTGCGCAATGATCGCTAAAGAAATATTGCAAAGTGCCACAGATGTTATCTGCGATAGAGGATCAATTTACGGACATCCCCGAATTAACCAAACAAGAATTGCCATGCGGTTGCAACAGCTTCTCGACACGCCAGTTGCAGACTACCAAGCATGTTTGGCACTTGTTGAGGTTAAACTCGCACGAATCCAGGAAAGTCCTCACTATATCGACAGTTATATTGATGCGTGTGCATATATCGCACTTGCAGGGATGCTTGCTACGGAAGAAGGATTAGATGGCATTTGATTTATCACAATACGAAACAGTAGAAGTAAGGCTAGAGAAGTTTATTAAAGATTGGCCAGACTTCCGAATCGACACAGAATTGGAGAGTTTTGCAAATGATAGATTTATTGTTAAAGCGTATATATACCGGACTTTTGCTGATGGTGTCGCGTTCGCAACCGGCTACGCTGAGGAGAAGATTACTGATCGCGGCGTTAATGCAACTAGCGCGTTGGAGAATTGCGAGACTAGCGCAATTGGTCGTGCGCTTGCAAACGCTGGTTATGCAGCTAAAGGAAAAAGACCAAGCCGCGAAGAAATGGGAAAAGTCGCTAGAGTAAAGAATGATTTGGCTAGCGAAGCAATAGCAAATGCGCCCTTGGCAATAAACAACACTTGGGATGAGTTTGTAAGTGAGAAGCCAATACAACCAGTTGTAACTATTGGCGAAGCTGCTGAGTTAGTGCAACAAGCCTTTGGCGAATCAGAGCCAATACCAACATGCTCTCATGGCGAGCGGGTAATCAAGAGTGGCGTATCTGCATCAGGTAAGCCGTGGCAAGGTGCAATGTGCGAAGTTCGTGGTGCATCAAAAGGCGATAGATGTCCAGCAATTTGGTATGTAATGTCGAAAACAACAGGCAAATGGAGATTACCGGAAGGAGTTGAATAAATGGGTTATGTAGAAATAACAAGACCAGATGGCACTAAAACTTTGCTAGGAGAAGTGCCAGTTCTGATCTGTCAGATGTGTAATGAAATGCCGCACTTTGATGACAATGTGCGAATTGTTAGTATACAGCCAATCCAATGGCAATGCGAGAAATGTCGCGCTGTCAATGGCTAATCACCGCAAACACAGGGGCTACAAAACACAATCCGTCGTAGCCGCTTGGTTGAAGCAATGGTATCCCTACGCTGAATCTACTGGGGCTGGTAGAAATGGTGAAGATATAACAGGGATACCGTTCTCAATAGAAGTAAAGGCACGATCTGATTTCTCACCTTTAGCCTGGATTAAACAAGCTGAGACCAACAAAGGTGGTAAACTTGCTTTTGTCGTTAGCCGCTGTAATGGACAGGGCGAAAACGCTGAGGAGTATTTAGCCTTTATGCGCTTAGGGGATTTAATGAAAATCCTGCAAGAACGCGCACCTAATAATGAACCTACCAGATGCAAACAATGCGGATCATGGATGATACAAAACGCCATCTGCCACACTTGCCAACAAGGGGGAATATCACTTGCCTAGTTATGAATATCGTTGCGATAACTGCACAGAATCTATTGACAAAGAATTCCCTATTACAGCTCAGAAACCGGACAACATAGGCATCTGCACTTGTGGTGGCGTGTTCAAACGTATATACCATTCAATACCGACACATTTAAAAGGCACGGGATGGGGTAAAGACAAATGATAATTTACGACTTCTTCTCTGGCACAGGATCATCCACACAAGCGTTTAAAAACGCTGGCCATACTGTTATTAGTTTTGAATTAGATACTTACTTTGAAGCTACTTATCACGGAGACGTTATGTCATTAAATGCGGCTGAACTCGTCTCACTATATGGACAGCCAGACTTTGTATGGGCAAGCCCACCATGCACGACTTTCAGCGTAGCTTCAATACGACATTATTGGACGTATGAAAACGGAGAAGCAAAGCCTAAAAATGATAAAACTTTGAGAGGTTTAGCCATTGTTGCTCATACTGTAAAACTCATTAAAGATTTGAATCCTAAATATGGTTGGCTTATGGAAAACCCAAGAGGAATGTTAAGAAAACAATCAATTGTGCAAGGTTTGACTCGCAGAACTATTACTTACTGCCAATATGGCGATATTAGAATGAAACCCACAGATTTGTGGGGTGAGCTAGAAGGTTGGACACCGAAAGAAATGTGTAAGCCAGGAATGACATGCCACAATTCAGCTAAGAGAGGATCGGATACAGGAACACAAGGAATTGGTGGGGGCGGCAAAAGAGGTTCAATGATGCGCTCAATGATTCCATATAATCTCGGTCAAGAAATATTAGAAGTAGTTTCACGACACGCCGTCTGACCTGCGGTTTTACCGAAAGGACTTGACACTATGGATACACTTAACTTGCTAAAGTGCTTCAGGCACTTAGCGCAAGCCGCAGCGCGGATCGCTTGCGCAGTAGTAAGTGTCCTGGGGATACTATTCATTAGCGCGGCTAATGCAGTAGCACCAATACATGATGGTATCCAAATACAACAAACACCTAAACAATATGCAAAAGCCAATCTTACTTATTACCAATATAAATGCGCTTTAGAGTTATATACCAAAGAGAGTAATTGGCGGCCTAAAGCTAAGAATGGTAGTCATTACGGTATACCTCAAGGGCGTTCTATATATCTAAAGACTGCTGATCCGGTAAGCCAGGTTAAGTGGGGTATTAAATATGTAGATGCACGTTACGGTAGTATGTGTCAAGCACTAACACACTTTAAGATTAAGGGCTGGCATTAATGGGTAGCAAGCATTTAGGCAGTTACAAGTGGAAACAACAAAGGTTGCTAGTGCTGAGGCGCGACTGCTACATATGTGCGTATTGTGGTGAGGCAGCTAACGAGGTAGATCATATACAACCGCGTGTGCTAGGTGGAACTGATGACCTTGACAATTTAGTTGCCTGTTGCCGTAGGTGCAATAGCAGCAAAGGTAAGCGTAGCGAAGCCCTTTTTTTAGGTCGGCAGTCTAAGATCGGAAGAGCGTC